CTTTCTGGTGATACTTTGGTGTTAACTGTTGATTCAGGAACAGTCGCAATTTATGTTTCAGTTCTTGACTCGGCAAGCTAATGAATAAAAGACTTGGTGCAGTAATGGATGGTGTTCAAAGCACCACCGAAAACATTACTGAAATAAGAAGTAACGGTAAAACTGTTAATCAAGCAGACTCAAGTGGTTTAACAGGCCATATTGATTCAACTCAAAGTGGTATTTTTAGAAATCCTGCAAGCATAAATTCAGCGGTTACTATTTCCGCAAATGAAAACGCAGTTATGGCAGGACCAGTTACCATAGCATCAACTGGAAGTTTAACTATAAATGGCGTTTTGGTGATCGTATGAGCAACTTAGTAATACCCGATGACGGAAACATAGGAAGTGCATCCGATCCTGATGCTTTAGCTATTAGTTCATCTGGAATAGTAACTATGGCTTCTGGCAATGGTTACAGGTTTAACGGAATACGAACTTTTACCTCTACTGGTGATTTTACGTTTACTAAATCGACTAATGTTAGTGCTATTTTAGTTTATGTTACTGGCGCAGGAGGTGGGGGAGCAGGAGGGCAATCAACCTACAATGGTGGAGGGTCTGGAGGTGCTGGAGCAACTGCAATAAAATGGCTCACAAGCGGAATTGACAGTGGCATTGCTTGTCATGTAGGGGCAAAAGGGGCCAAAGGAGCGCATGGTTCTGGAGGTTCAGATGGTGCTAATTCCACATTTGGCCCTTCTTCTGGTGGTACATTTACACAAATTGTAGGTGGTGCTGGAAAAGGGGGTACAGATTTAGATGTCACGACTGATACTGGTTGTTTAGGAGGAACAGCAACTGGTGGCGATCTTAACCTTTTTGGTGGTGATGGTCACAAAATATATGGTGGTGCTACATCTACTGATATAGCAGGAATGATGGGTGGAGGTGCTTCCTTTTGGGGTGGAGGTGGTGCAACTGGATCAATTTATCATGGATCTTCATATACTCAATTTCACGGAGAAGATGCTAGGGCATACGGAGCAGGAGGTGGAGCAGGACGAGATCCTGGCAATAGTACAGGAGTCGGCGGTGACGGAGCGCACGGAATTATAGTTGTTTATGAATACATTTAATAAGGCATTATGAGTTCTGAACTTAAATTAACGAACATAAAGCACCCAAGTTCTGGCAGTAATAATCTGGTGCTGGCTAGTGATGGGAATGTATCGATTACGAATACTTTAAGTGCAGGGACTTTAGGTGCTAATGTAGTATTTAATGATGCTCACAAAGACATAAGAAAAGATGATTATATATTGTTAGGTTTTGCTGATAGCACCGATTTTAATTCAGATGGAGATTTAGTAGGCTCTTCATCAGACCTTTGGAATGAAGCATACAAAGGTTCAGGTATTACCCATCCTTATCATCCTACAAGTACAGCAGATTATGGAAGATTTAAAGTATCAAAAGCAGGTATATACCTAATTTGGTTTAACATGCACAATAACAATAATACCGATGATCAAAATGAGGTTTATCTTGTTAGAAATGGGCTTTATTTAAATACCGGTTCTTTAACCGATCCAGCAGGAAATCGTGGGGGTAGATCTTTTTTGGTAGGTGCTTCTGAAACACAATATCCAGATAGCGGTGCTAAAATATTTGTTATTCCTTTAGTAGCAAATGACTTTTTAAATTTGTATGGTCAAGGTAATTTTTATGGGGAAGCTGTTGCCCCAATGTCACAATTTGGTGCGATAAGATTAGGGGATCGAATATGAAGATGACAGCAATAGATGCAGTAAGAGCATTAGGGTATCGTGAACAAACTATATACGTTATGGCTAGTGGTGGAATTAAGTGGAAAGATGGTCATGAAACTACTGAAGAAGAAACAAGTGCTATTAATGCAAAAATAACAGAACTACAAAACGCAGAACCAATGCGGTTATTACGATTAGAAAGAAACCAAAAACTATCAGAAACAGATTGGTGGTGTGCATCAGATCAAACTCCTACAAAAGCACAACTTGATTACCGAACTGCACTAAGGGACTTACCCTCTACTGCATCACCAAGTTTAGATGAAAACGGAAATTTAACAGGGGTTGAATGGCCCAATAAACCAGAATAATAATTATGCCTTCAGACCTACAAGTTTCAAACATAAAAGACCAAGCTAATGCTAATTCTGCAATTACAATTGGTTCGGACGGTCAGATAACTGTTAATCAAAATAATCCTACGATTACGTTAGGGAGTAATGCGAGTATTAATACTCAAGATTATTTTGTTGCACGTTTGTCAGGAAATCAAACTGTGGCGGATGACACTCAAGCTATAATTAGTTTCGTAGAAACTGCCGACCCTCAAGGCTGGTTTGATTCTTATAAATTTACTCCACAAAAAGCAGGTAAATATTTTATATATGTTTCAGGCAATGCCTACAATGCCACTGGCGTTAGTAGAAGCCAAATTTACTATTTTGCAATTACTAAAAATGGTAGTGGCTCAACAGATAGAATCGTACAAGCAAATAATGACGCTAGGAATAGTTATTTTTATGCATTTGGAGGTTCATCAACTGCCATAGTGGATTTCAACGGATCAAGCGATTTTGTGTATGCCGTATTTTACCCCAATAATGGTGGCTCATATACTGACGATAATATTATTCAGTCGGCATATAGTGAATTCGGTGGATTTAGAATAGGATTATAAAATGGAAAAAAGAACAGCAACTCTAGGTGACGCACTTAGAAATATAAATCAAGAAATCAAGTACACCTATTTAGGTGATGATTATGATACTCTTGAAATTTTATCGGATCATGATAAACCCACTAAAGAGGCAATTAAATCTGCAAAAGTAAAAGCACAAAAGAAAATTGACGATACTTATTACAAAGTTCAAAGAGCTAGTGACTTTGACCCAATTCCTGAACAGCTTGATCAGATTTACCATGATATAGATGGGTGGAAAGCTCGCATAAAAAGCGTAAAAGAAAAATACCCGAAGCCTTAAATTATGTTTAATTTATTTGCGTCTGGTCATCATCCACCAGCCCTTGAAAGTTTTATGGAAGTTAACAATATAATTGGATTGATCGAAAGATTAGGACTACCAGCAGTAATTATTGGTGCAACCTTCTTTTATATTTACAAGATGGGACAAAGCCATAGAGATGAGGTAAGAAGTTGGCAAGATAAAGATACACAAGCAGACGGCAGATTGATTGATGTAATTAATTTAAGTAATAAAAGAAATGAAGCTTTTCAACAGGCTTTAAATGATCAAACTTTAGCCATTAAAGATTTAGTAAATGAAATAAGGTTTATGAAAAATAAATAATGGAATCCCAAAGACTTTGGATAAGGGCAGGATTATCATTTTTACTGTTACTCATTTTTTGCACTCTTTTAATTTTAATATTTTACGTTGAATTACCACCATCGGCAGAAATTACATCAGCAACTTTATTAGGTGCTTTAGTCGGTAACCTAACTTCTACCCTAAGTTACTGGTTCGATTCTACCGAACACGATAACTCACCAAAAAAGGCCTTATGATTTTTTTTATCTTACTCCCCCTGACCCGGAAGACAGAATTATTCAAACTGAGAAGACCAACATGATTCCAGTATTAGGATCTGTACTAGGCGCAACGGCAAAAACATTATTGATCAGCCTTCTTTCTGAGAAGGTAATCATTAAAGTTTTGATAGGTAACGATGAAGGTGGCGGAGTACTTGGCTGGCTGGTTAAGCGGTCAACGAATACCCTCGACGATCAACTGGTTAACACGATTAGGGATCGGTTACAGGAAACGGGGAAGTTATGATTATACCCGTAGGGAGTTTATTTCGGGCCTATGTGCGAGTTTTTTAATGGGTAAGTACCTTACGCCTAATTTTACCATTGATGAGCTACAATGCAGGGGTACGGGAGTTTGTAAAATGGATGAAGAATTCATGGAACTGCTTCAACAGGTTAGAAATAATTTTGGCAGACCAATGGTGGTTACCTCTGGTTATAGGCATCCAGATTATAATGAAGAACTACAAAAAAAGGGAATAACCAAAACAGGGAGAACGGGTCCTCATACAACAGGTAAGGCCGTTGATATTTTTATTACTGGTAAAGAAGCAATCAGATTATTTGCAATAGCCCAAAATTTAGGTATGACGGGAATTGGATTAAATCAAAGAGGACCGCATAACAAAAGATTTATTCACTTAGATAACTTACCAGATATTCCCGGTAGGCAACCCCGACCTCATTGCTGGACTTACTAATAAGGGAGGTTTCGGTTAGGGTTCTTCGTCCTGTCCTTCCCCTACCCGTTAACAGTTCGGAACTGGCCTCCTTTTACCCCAAAATTCAAAGTACCCAAAATGTAAAAAATGTTAATTTGTGACCGTTTTTTGGGTAAATGTTTAATGGTGTTAGTCAGCGTCATCTTTGTATAATACTGTTATTATTGTATTTTTTATTTAATAACAGCATCCCCTAGTACTCATACAATATGAATAAACTAATTGATTTTATTAGGTATTTACCTTAAATCCTAAAAAAATGTTAATAGAATGTTAATTACTGGGTACTTTTTAGGGTTATAAAACCCCAATCGCCCCATCGATTCCAAGGGCATCATCATCGCAATATCGCATCGTAGTTTCTACATATTTATGACCGACTATCTTCTGCACTTTTTTAACGTGTACCCCTTGATCCAGCATTTTTGTTATGCAGTAAGCCCGGATCGCATGAAGCGGTCTAACATTCTTAAACTTATCACCTCTACCCATTTCATTTAAAATTAAACCAATACGGTTAGAACAGTAACCCCGGAAAGATGACCAATGCGCCCCGTAGCCTTTATCATAATACCAGTATTCGGCTACGTTCCTTTGATCTTCATCTTTTAAAAATTTATTAAGTTCAGGATGAATCGGGACTTCGCGTTCTTCATGGGATTTAGGTTTAAAATTCAACTCTGGGGTATCTTTAATTTCAATAACCCGTATGGATTTATCATTTAATACGTTAATCCTGTTAAGCGGTAAAGCCCAAATTTCAGCCGACCTCATGGCGGTGTATCTAGCCATCATAATCGCTCTTTTATAATTAACGTAATTGATTTTATGCTTATCGCTTTTGAAGTGTCTCCCCTTTGAATCGATATGACCGTGCTTGATTTTATAATCTAAAAATTCCAGTAATTCATTAATGAGGTCTTCAGTATATTGGGGAGGTTTGGTTTTCGTCCAAGGTTGTAATTTACCCTTAATCTGTATGGGTTTATCAATGATTTCATTTTCATATAACCAGTTAAAAAATCTAATTGCTAAACCTACTGTCTCGCCTATCGTTTCAGGTTTAAGGTCTGGGAGTTTATTAGTTAGATAGCTTTGATATTTACCTTTATGAAAAGTTGTTAAGTTATCTAGTGGGATATTACCTGTATAATCCAATAACCTTTTTACATTGGGTTTATAATGGTCATAGGTATTAATACTTCTGTATAACTTAACTTCATCTAAATAATGACTTATTTCCTTACTTAGTATTTTTTTAGATTCAACCTGTATGCGTACTTTTTCATTTTCCTCA